TTGGCCTCAACTGCGGCCGTCTTGGCCTTTTCCTTGTCTATGTTTCCCTGGACGATAGTATAGACGATGCCGACCAAGGTAATAAGCACCGGGCCCAGGACATCTATCAGGAATTGACCGATGGTCTGGGCTTTAGCCGGGTCGGTGATAAAGATGCCTACGATACCGGCAGCCAGGGTCAAGAGAGTGACGATGATTTTTTTATAACCATCCAAAGGGGTTGTATCCATGTTAAACCTCCATGAAAATGAAAAAACCTCACGATATAAGATTTCGTGAGGCTATTTAGTGAGCGAGTGATTAAATAATGATTAGTCACCAGTGCGTTTAGGTATTGACTTCAAAATGTCAGCGCAGACAGTCAGGTTAGCTTCTATTCGGCGCAAGGAATCCATGAGCGCATCCAGTTTCATTTTTTCCTCAAGGTGGCTTTCCCTAAAACCGCTGACAGCCTTCTGCAAGGTATCCTCAATATCACTTAATTTGGTGTAGCCGTTGGCTGGCTTCTTCTCGCTCAGAAACGACTTAATAACAAGTGCAAGAACGCCGAGAGCTGTAACAAGACTCCCGATAACGCTAATGACAATATCGTTCTGTCCGTCCACTTATCACCCCCTTTTGATTTTGTTTCGTGTGGCTGGTTAATTGCCATAGAAAACCTCCTATACTGACGCCCCGCTTATCTTGGCACAGTCGGCAACGGCTATACCTAAGAATTTGGCCATGTCTGCAGATGCGACGCCTCCGCCTTTGGCGATATTGGCCCAGCCGGCTGCCGCGTCAGTATATATTTCATAGCAGCCTGAGCCCCAATAGGAATATGACCAGCTTGTTTCATCGGCAGAATAGTAGTCACCAACTGATGCTCCGGGCCCGCCGATTATCAGCCAAACGGAATTGGCTGGCTTGACACATATCCAATATGTCGTGCCGCTGACCGCGCTCAAGCGGCTTCCTGGGTCAAATGAGAATTTATTCCAGTTCATGCCGCCCGGTGCTCCACCGGATAGGACAGCAGTGGCCAATAGTGAACCGGGTACGCCACCATTATCTGCCCTTAGTTTCATTGTTATAGCACCCGTCGCACCCTCCGGCTGTATCATTATGCTTACATCCCCGATCTCATAGCTTGAGCCGGCAGTGAATTTGAAAGCGCCCCAGTTACCGGCCCAGATAAACCATGAATAGCCTGAGTTGTAATTGTAATTACTGTCTTTTAATTCCTCAGCCATGTTTTCCCCTATGCGTACTCAATCCAAATGCCGTCAGGATTGAAGAACATATCATAGGCGCTCAAGGCATGCCCGATCACCCTGACAATCCGTCCCGTAGCCTTCGTGGGTAACGTGGTAGTAATGTCCCCAGCTGTTGCGTCCAAAAATACCGGGGCACCAACGGTCAAGGCCGGGAACGCCGTATCTGCACAAATTTTGCCTATCAAGAGCATTTTCGTTGCGTCACCATCGCTGGCCGCAGCCAGGATGCAGATTCCCATCAGCATGGTTGCGGTAGCTGCGGCGTTATTATCGGCCAGCTCCCAACGGGAGTCAGCTACGGCAAGATAACAGACTTCACCGAACGCAAGGGTAGCGCCGGCTGTGCCGTCCATCCATATACCTTGCCATTTGCCGTCCGTGCTCATGGCGCTGTCTATTTCAATGCCCACGTTATTGGGCAATTCAGCAGAGAACAAAAGCGCCTGCAATTCCGCGACGGACAGCCCTTTAATATTCCCGGCGGTAATCCTGCCGACAAGCTGTTGCTCTTCTATGGTAACAGCAGCAAGCGTATTGTCAGAATTGGCCGCCAGTATTGTGTTTGCATCGAAGATTGTTTTCAGTAATACTTCTTGCCAGGCCATAATGTTCTCCTATTTCCAAACATATAAAACGGGTGCCTGATACAGGAATCCGTTCACTATCGTCCACGCGAAGGTGGCATCTCCATCTATGATTCCGCGTACGGCTACCTCGCCTGTGCCGTCCTCCACGAATAGGCCATAATCGGTAGGAACCCAGACATTCACAAAACAGTAATCCGGAACGGATACGTCAAATTTAGACTCAACGTATGCTTTGACTGATTGCTGTGTCGGCACCTTGGTGTCAAGGTTGGACGCCATATCGTCCTCGTCTATCATGTCACCGGTATTCATCAGGGTATCAGTACCTGAACCATGCACCCCTGTATCCAATCCTGCATGAGCTGCAATCAAATCGACTACAGCTGCCAAGGAAAGTCCTCCGGATATGGCGCACCAGTTTGACCCGTCATAAATCAGGAAACAATAATCACCGGCATCGTCCAGCAAAATGTCCGTAAGGGCCGGGTTCCAAATGTTGCCCGTGGCATGCTTGAGGGCAACTGTCCGGGCCCCGTCTGCTGGGCGAACCAGCATGACCTCACCCTGGGCGCCGCCGTTGATTGTGTCCAGGTTATCTAAGGCCGCATTGCTCTCGGTATCGATGGTATGGTGCGAGCAAGTTTTGGTGACGGCCCCGGAAGCAATGGTCAATTCAACCGCACTTTCCAGGGCGATATTCACCTTGAGGAAAGCAAGGTTGTCTCGCACATGGGCGTCAAGGAGCGTCTTTGAAAGCACCTCCCCCGTAACCCATGTTCTCGGCGTCGTCCAGCTCATAATTTCATCCTATAACGTGCGCTGCATTATCAACAGTATCAATTCCAACGTGAAATAAATACAGGGCTTCCAGCGGTCGCAGTTCCTCAATGTTCATGCCGATCCGCATAATATTATCGGCGTCAACATCCAGGGTGAAATGGTCGACGTAGCCTATATGGTTCATGTCCAGGGCGGCCACCTGGCAGGTCATAGTCTGCCCCAAGCGGGCCGTCAGTCCCGTCAGGATGTTTGCGTCATTGGCCCCGACCATTTTGATCTTGGCTCTGTCCATGGGCTCTTTATATTTAAGCACCTGGCCGGAGCAATAAGCTTCCGCAAAATACTGCTCAATGACCTGCCACTTCTGCGTTTTCGTACGGCGCCCGTACTTGTTAATAGACGCTGAATCTACATTTCTTTGCACGACGTCAACCGGGTATTTATGCCAGCCATCATCCAGGAGCTCCAAGGTGTAAGTGTAGCTGGGCACCATGACACGAACGTCATTCCATATCTCAGTATCGTCAACACTCAATACCAGATCAATTAAATCGTCCCCGATTAAAGTGGTCATTCGCCGGCCCTGGCCTTCACCAAACCATATTCAGCGACGATGTATCCCGGCAGTACAACGCTCAGATCAATACTCTCCACAATAAACGTCGCGTTGAGGCCCAGCAGCGTGCTATCAATAATAATCTTGTCACTTATCTCCATGTCCAAGATGGCCGAGGTTAGCGTTAAGGTACTGGAAATAACGGTTATCCGCAGAGTGGCAACCGGCTCAATGCCCCTGTCCAGTTGGGCCGTAGCCTGGGCAATGGCCTCAGCCTCGTTATTGGCAACGTTGGCCACCAGTGGTCGATCAATCCGCATTGACCGGCGGCCATACTTGGCAATTGAAGCCGGGTCGTAACCTCTAACCAGCTTCTCCAAGCCGGCCTCGCCCACAATTACCAGGACGTCATTGAACAATTCGCCATCATTCAATTCATAAACCAGGTCAATCAAATCCGTATCTGTAAAAGTGGTCATGACGCCAGCCTGTGCTTCGCGCTTTCATAGGTGAATATGCCGTCTCTGTCCATGTAGTACCTGCCCACCGCCAGCTTAGAAACATCATCCGAAGCCTTTTTAGCAGTGATATATTCCCGGCCCAGGCCCAGCAGCGACACCGGACCACCGAATGACAGAGTAGAGCCATAGTAATTATTGACATTCATGGGCGGCGTTCCGACATGCAGGCAGGCCCGGTAATAATACGTCCTGTCCGGGTATAGTCCGTTGAGTGTCATTTGAATAGGTTGCAGCCCCGGCCCTTTGTTCCCGGAATATAACCAGATAATTGGTTCACCGGAAACATCACTCTTGATGCCGTACTGGAAGCCCAGATATACATATCTCGTTCCGCTTATGCCTTTATATAATCCGTGGACAGTGGCCCCGGTTGCCCAAACCTCGGTCGCCGGGAGCGTGATTATAGCCCCCGACCAATTTGGGTCAGGCAATGTCTTGAACCATACCTTGCGACCCACTCCATTACAGGTCACCTGCCGATACCAATACCAAGTGTCATGCTCAAGGTCTGTCAGTTCAAATGTTATGGCCCCCGAACCCGTCTGCTCCGGCGTTTGGTTTACTACGTCGCTGCCCTCTACTCCCCACTCAAAATAATAAGGGCTATCCTCACCGCAACAATTATCACCCGTGAGTATGGCTCCCGTATCTGTCAAGTCTGCCGCATCTTGAGTTTCACAATCATCTGGGCCTGCCATCGTATAAACGAGATACATTACGGCTGTATAAGTCACTGCGTTGCCGGAAGCTGAGCTACTGCCGAGGCTGACCGGGTAATTAGTACAGGGGCAGCCCTCGGGAAACGGCCCGGCGTGTCGGTAGCCTTCATCAGAGAGTGTCAGTTCACCTAGTGACCCACTGTTAAATATCATCTCGTGGTCGTATGACCCCGGAGCGGTGCCGCCAGGGCTTGTATAAACAGTAGCTCCAGACTGTGTGACAGCAACGTATGATGTAACCGATTTTACGATCCCTGCTGGCGGCTCCGGTATGATAAAACGAAACGAACCAGTCAACCCAGAAGCAGAACCGTTAATGTGCATTATGTGGTTTGCTCCCCATTGGCTCCAATATCCCGACTCCGTCGGGTAATCCATCAACGACGCGCTCAGCGAAGTGCAACCAACCGTGATACTGTTGCCATTAACCCAGCTCCCCGGCGTGGAACCATATGACCCTAAACCATGAGCACAGGCGCTGGCTAAGGCTTTAGCGATTGCGCTTGCCCCGGCAGGGTAAATAACCCAAAACCACCAACCGTCGGAAGCCCCGGCATACGATGTCAGCGAGAGCGAGCAAGTGTCCTGCCTGACCTGCGTCGTCGCCACCTTTACTAAAGTTGTATAGCTCACCTACATCTCCCTGTGGAAGCGGCTCTCATATACTACGTTTCCGTTCTCGTCGATGTAACAACGGCCCAGCCCGGTGTCTGCTATACGTGCGAGCAACTCCTGGGCCGTCAAGTAGTCAAGCCCCTCGGGGTGCGTATCGGACTTCTTAAACGCTGAAGCAACTGTAACCCATGTGTATGCCATATCATTAACTCTTGATGAACTCAAACGTATCCGGGAAATATGTTATGTCGCCACCGTCCAGGTCAATCGCCCGGCGCAGTATGACGTGATAATACCCGGAGCCGTTGCCAGCAAACTCTACGAGAGATAAACCGTCAGCTGTAGTAGATACAAGAAACGTATGGTCAGTTTTCCATGCCACGAAATATTGAGTGTGAGTATCAATGGCCGCTGGGATACCCGACCCGGAGAACATGACAATATCACCGTTCTGTAAGCCGTGGTCAGAATCAGTTACGGTATCACCGGCGTTCTGCATTGTGCAGGCCCGTGTGGAGTTCCATGAGGCGGCATTCAGTACCCGGTGAACAGCGGCCCCATCTGTCATTAGGGCCTTGTCGTCCATATCTTGCACGACGATGGTTTTAGCCAGCAGGTCAATTCCGTCCGTGGCATAGAAATATATATCCTGCCGGCTTTTGATAGGATAAACTGCAATGCGGTTGAGGTATCCATAATAGAGTGAATATGTCGTACCGCCGTAAGTTGCCTGCACCCGCACAGGGAGCCATAACCTCACCTTGGCGTTCAAAGTGGGCGTATAGGTGCCGTCTGAGTTCTCCAATAACATTTCAAGCGTGGCCGCCGGGTATGTGTTGACATCCCTGTCTTTGCCCCTGGTAATCCTGAAATGCTTTACGTCATCTGTAATGTCATCCCCCGTAAAGTCATGCGGGCCGGCCCAATCCGGGCAATCCCAATCAATGCAGACATTAAAGACAGGATTGGCCATTACAAATGGCCTCCCACTGAGTAGTACTCTGTGCGGGCAGCTGGCGTTACCAGGCGCCGGTTTTCTTCATTGAGAATCCTTTGAATATCGCGTACCAGAGCCCGCCGTGAGATATCGTCACCCATGTAGTTGCCCACGCTGAGGTTGATATTCGTGACCTGGCTGCCAGCGCCCATGCCGCTTAGCATGTCCAAAGGAATCACTGCTTCCGGGCCCGCTTCGCCGATCAGCCCGAAGGTGGGGCGCGTGAAAACGCCACCCTCTGCCCATGCACCGCTCACACCGTGCCCGCCGGATGCACCGCCTCCGCCAAATACGATCACAGATTTACGATTGAGCATGTCTACCTTGGAGTTGGCTTGATCGATACTGCCGACCAGGTTTTCAACCGAGCCGTTGAGGGCATCGACGCCGCCTTTCTGGTTGTTGACTTTATTTAACTCTGTCTCGATCAGGGCGATGGAGGTAACGGCCGCTACTGCCCCAACGGCCAGCTGTATCCAGCCTTTTGGCCCTGACAGCGCCTGCAGGATGACCATGGCTATGGCGGCGCCTTTGAGTGCTATACCGATGGCCAGGATGGCAGCGCCTGCCTCTGCCAGCGCCCTGATAAGCAGAGGGTTTTTATCGATCCATTCGCCGATACGTCCAATGACCTTGATCAGCCAGTCGACAAGATTTTTGAAAGCCTCGGTCTGCGCGATCTTGGCCACGGCCGCCTGAAAGACCATCTTGAGCGTGTCCAGCTTGTCGTTCAGGTCGGCGGCAGCCTTGACGGTTTTCTCGGAGAACACAATGCCCAGCTCATCGGCCTTCTGCTTGAGCCGCTCAAAACCCTGGGCGCCGTTCTCCAGCATAGGCAGCATGTCGGTGCCGGACTTGCCAAAGATCTTGATGGCCAGGGCAGCCCGCGTCCCTGCATTAGGTATGCCCGCCAGGGCGCGCATTACAGCATCGAACTGTTGCGAGGTGTCCATCATCCTCAGCTGGTCGATGCTCAGTCCCAGCTCAGCAAAGGCGTCTGAGCCTGAGTAGACGGCCTGCTGCATCTTCTTGACAGCCACCTCCAGGCCGCCCAGGTCGCTGCCGCTCACTTTGGCGGCGTACTGCAATCTTTGCAGCTCTTCAACGCCGATGCCGGTCTTGGCGGACAGTTCGCTTAGCGCATCGGACGTGTTGGCGAAATTAACAGTGGCGCCCACGAAGGAGCCGGCCACCAGGCCGCCCAACCCCATGAAGGTGTTGGCCGTACTGTCGACAGCAGCCTTGATGTTGCCGAAGGATTTCTTGAAGTCGCGCTCGGCTTTGCCCAGCTTGCGGTTGAAATCCTCGACGTTGGCCTTGATGACGAATAGCAGGGATTTCTCGGCGTCAGCCATCCTTTACCTCGAAATAGCGTTGATAAATCTGTATGACATTGAGCATCTGGTCCGGTGTCTGGTTTTCCTTCTTTTGGTAACCAGGCAGGAATTCAGCCGGACTGAAGGGTTGCGACCTTTTGGGATCCCGGTGGATGTTGGCTAGCACCGCGCAGATCAGGGCAGCACGGTAGTCCTGGCGTTCCAGAGACAAGCGATAGCGTTCTATTAAAGCCCTGAACTGCTTTAAGGTCAGCTTCCAGAAGGCTTCATCGGTGAGCTGCAGGTCATAGCGTGCGCAGGCCCACAGCTCCAGCCAGGGCGACCTCAGGTAGGGTTTGCGCTGCCCTCCAGGATGTAGTGCGTGAACTGCTTTAGCTGGTGCAGTTCCACCTCGTCCTGCACCTGCTCCAGGGTTAAAGAAGGGTCCTCCTTGAGCAGGCACAGCCAGAGCAATGTTTCAACGTCGGCTAAGTCCAGCGCCTGCTCTTCCTTGAGGTTGAACAGGTCTTTGCCGGTCTTTTCTTTGAATTGGGTGAGCGCCCTGACCGTGACCCGGGCATGGCGTTCTTTGTCTAACTTGATGGTGAACATCTCTCCTCCTTAGCTGGCTGCCCTGGCAATTCTCACGATGTAGGTCTTGGCGACCTTGCCGGTCTCGGTGACCACTATGGTTACAGTTGTAACACTTCCAGCCGCGCCCAGCGTGATGGCGCCAGAGGCCTGCCCAGTGGCCACTACAGTGCCGTTGACCGTAATCACACCGGCCGTGGCGGTCGGAGTTACCGTGACCGAGCTGACACCGGTGAGAACTGTGGCTATATAGTCATAAGTGGTCTGCGCCGGAGCCGGGACGATCACCGCGCTCTCGCTGATGGCGAAGAAGGGTGTGGTCAAACCGGTCGAGGCGCCGATGGCCAGCGTGGGCTTGCCCGATATCTTCAGTGAGGCGGAGAAGTCGATCTTGCCGCCTACCGCATAATCCCCCACCTTGAACTTGGTCACCAGTGCGCTAAAGGACCAGGTGGCAGTGATGGCCGTGGGCAGCGTCAATACGAACGACTGCACCGTCATGGCTAACTGGTCTGCCATTAAGGCGACCTGCCCATCGGTGTCACCGGCGATGAAGTTGCCCTCGATGGGCACCTCGCTGGCCTCAAACCATGTCCCAATGAATTCCTTGAAGCTGTCGGGCGAGGTCAGCGTGGTGACGTCCAGCGTCTCTAAATTGATCTCGATGCCGCCGATCTTGGTGATCTCGGCGATGGTATGCCCGTCCCTGGCTAAGGTGGCGCCTTTGGCGGCAATGGCATTGCTCATGATTGTTCCTCCTACTCGTTGTAGTCTATTAAATATTCCACGGGAACGTGGTAGAGCCCGGTCTCAGGCTCGTATAGATCCTGCTCGCCGTCATACTGGATGCTGACCCGCACTCCACCCGCTCCGCCGATGATCTCGTTGCTCTTATCCTGCAGTGCCAGCTGGATCTGCTCGGCGATCTGTTTGGATGCGTAATAGGTCTGTGAGAAGATGGAGAACTGGAAGCGCGAGTTAACCAAATGGGAGGAGGCGGTTAATGTCCGCCCCCTTGTCGCCGAGACCTTGAAGAACACGACGTAAGGAGTCTGGACGTCTTGCGGCGCGGTGACATAGTAAAGCCTCTCCCCGATCAGTGCGGCTAGGGCCGTCTGCGCCAGCAGGTGTTTCAAGAGAGCGTGTTCAACGTACATTACTTTCGTGCAGCTTCCATGATCATATCCAGAAGCTTGTCCTTGATCTGCGTGTAGATGCGGGCCACGTTGCTATCGACAGCCGGACGGAAGAAAGGTATTGCAGGGCCTGTACCGGTCGGTCTACCCGTTGTCTTCTGAACGCGCGGCCTGGTGCCGTACTCAATTAAATGCGCATGCGGCGCTATCTTGCGGTCCACAGCGGCGGCCGCCGAGCGCGGGTAATTGCCGATCTGCCGCAGGAACTTGGCTTTGACGCTCCTTTTAAGGTTTCCGGTCGGGCCCTTGGGCGCCTTGGACCTGGCGGTATCAGCGATCACCTTCGCCCCCTCCATCATCACAGGCTCAACCTTCTCGTTGGGCAGCGCCTTGACCAGGTTGCGCAGCGTGGCCTCAAACTCCTTCTTGCCCTCGATCTCGACGGTGAATGTGTCCATCAGTCCAAGGCCTCCGAGTACATCAAATGCAATTCTCTATGGTTCTCTTGCGTGTGTACGATAGATATAATGTTGAGGATCCTGTCGCCAAACTTGATGCGCATGGTGGGCTCAAGATCAGCGCGATAGCGAATTCTCACCCTGCCATCGACTTTGGATTCCAGCTGGTTGGCCGCATAGTAGCTCTGTCCGGTCGCAGGCTCGATGGCTGCCCAGACCGTGCAAAAGGTACTCCAGGTTAAGATGACCTCATCGATGGCATTCTTGGTCTGGGTCTGCTGCTCAATGACGATGCGGTGTTTTAACTGTCCAGCTTTCATCTAGAAACACCGATCCTGCCAGAGCAGGGCATCCACGCTCATGGGCGCCGGGTAGAGCTGTGAAGCTGAGACGGCCTCCCTGTTCTCGTAGAAATGCCCGACCAGCAGCTTCATCGCGTACAGGACTTTAACGGGCACATCCTGGGCACTGTCCCCATACCCGCAGACGAAGGTGACGCAGACGCCGTTGGTGGGCCGCAGGGCTGTCGTGGGCCAGGACTTGCCGTAGTTGAGGGAGAGGCGGCCAGGCTGGGAATGGGTATCCACATAGTAGTTGCTGTCGTGCAGCGTGCTCTCGACATCCTCTGTGTCGTAATACTTGATCGAGGACACGGACTGCAGCGGCGGCCAGGGGAGGTAGATATTATCTATGACCGGGAACCTGTCCAGCCACATCTGCCAGGTCTGCGTGATATAAGCCCTTCGCTGGAAGCCCTCGCAATACTGGCGAGCCGCCGTGATAAGTGATGAGAGCAGGGCGTCCTCGGTTACACCGCTGTCCAGGCGCAGGTGCAGCTTGATCTCCTCAAGGCTGACCGGCTCGATGGCCGGCGCCGACGTCTGGTTTAAGCCCATGGCCTGTTCCTCTTTTTAGGCTTATCTTCAACAGGATCCTGCGTCTGAATTGATGGGGCTAGCTCAGCGTAGCCCTGCTTGATCAGGTGCAAGGCCACGTTATCTGGAACTTCCTCAATCTGACCGGACCTGTCCCTGCCATTGATGATGATGCTGTTGTATTTGATGATCATTTGATGTTTATCCCCCGCTTGAGCTTGTCCTCAACCGTTTTTACCGGCGCCGGACGGCCGCATTGGGAGCAGACCAGCTGACCGTCGCTGTAACGGTAGTACCTGCACTTGCAGACGGCCTTATTGGGCGTTACGGGCGTTACATTTGAAGCTGTAACGGGCGTTACGGTCTGAGATTTGTGCTTCTCCCGGTAACGCCGCACCCTCTCGCGGGCCTGCTCCCGTTCTTTATCGGTGCTCATGCTGTGATGTCCAGCCAGATCACCAGTAGCTTGTCGCCGGTGGTGTCGGTGCCGTCGGCGTTGTTGATCTTGCCCGCCCCGGCCGTGAACTCACTGGTCAGGTCGGTCATGTCGTCCAGGTGGCCGTCTGCCACAAGCCGCAGCACCGAGACCAGCTCGTCTGAGGCGGTTATACCTGTGACGGTGCGATCTCCCGCAGAGCCTCCCGAGATTAAGCTGACCTTGAAGAAGCCGCCGGCCAGCTTGCCCTTGGAGACAGCTGCAGCCCCGATCTTGGTCTCGGTGACGGCGCCGGTCCCTATCTCGGACTCCAGGACATCGCGCACCGAGTTCCAGGTGGGAGAAGCCTTAGTGTTGGTGTTCTGATAGACCTTCTTGTTGGCCGTGTCGATCAGCAGATCACCGGGCTCGGCTGATCCAGCCAGCGTGCCCTCGGTGCCGTCCGTGGGAGCGCCATTGTTAGTCCAGAGGTGCTGTGTCGGCTCGGCCTCCGTGGTGTACTTTGTCCAGGTCGGCGAGAGCTTGGTATTGGTATTCTGATATAGATTGCCGTTGGTGTAATCGATGAGCAGGTCACCGGGATCTGCAACACCTGCCAGAGTGCCGGATGTCCCATTGGTAGGAACACCATCGTTCATCCAGGGCCGCTTGGTGGCGCCTTCAATTACTTTTCCACCTTGTATGATGGGCATATTTTTCCTCCTGAATTACTCGGGGCGGGAATCTCTCCCGCCCCTTGATCTTAGATGCCGGTGACCTTGCAGAAGGCCTTGGGCCGGAAGTGCACTACTGCGCAGCGCATATCTGCCCTGATGGCCTGCTTGCCGGAGATGAAGTAGGTGTCGTGGGAGTCGGTGACCTTGATCTCCAGCCCACGCCGCATGTAGAGCGCGGAATACTGTCCATAGGCGCCGACGATGCCGGTGTTGGCCACCACAGCCATCGACAGAACGACACGTATGCCCCACATCCTTTCGATGCCCGGGTCAAGCGGGCTGCCGAAGATGTAGATGCCGTCGGAAGTCCTCAGCAGGCGGATGTCCTGCCAGTCGGCCGGGTTCATGAAAACGACGTCGGGCTCGGCAAAGCCAACCGTGCGAAGCAGGGTGAAGGCCTTGTAGAAGGCATCCGGCGTCGGGTCGGCGCCCTTGGCCTGGGTCTGGATGCCGCTCACGTTGAGCGTGCCCATCAGATTGGGCGGTGTTCCGTTGCCGTTGAGTATCTGTGAGTCCAGCCTGGCTTCCAGCATGTAGGCCAGGCGGTTGTTGATGTAGGCGGCCATGGAAGGGACGTCCTCGAGCTGCTCATCGGTGACGGGCAGCCAGACGGCGATCTTCTCGACCGGCACGCTGCGCTCGGTGAAAGCCAGCGCTGCCTCGCCGTAAGTCCCAGCCTCAGCGGTTTCAGCGGCGTTGTTGGTGAAGGTGGTCTCCTCCATGTACTTGAT